ATGTATAACTGCTCGTACCTGACAGTAAAGAACATCAAGTCGTTCGATCAGGCTATGTTCATCTTGTTGTGCGGCACAGGCGTAGGCTTCTCAGTAGAACGACAGTACGTTAAGAAGCTGCCAGATGTGCCGGAGAAGCTCTTCGACAGTGAGACAACAGTAGTTGTGAAGGACAGCAAGGAGGGTTGGGCTAAGTCACTACGACAGGTTATTGCTTTGTTGTACAGCGGTGAGATTCCTAGGTGGGATGTATCTAAGGTTCGACCAGCAGGTGCTAGGCTCAAGACCTTCGGTGGTCGTGCATCAGGTCCAGCCCCTCTGGTTGACTTGTTTATGTTCGTTACGCATACGTTCAAGAATGCAGTAGGTCGTAAGCTCAGTTCTATTGAGTGCCACGACATCATGTGCAAGATTGGTGAAGTAGTTGTAGTTGGTGGAGTTAGACGTTCAGCAACGATCTCTTTGAGCAATCTGTCTGATGATCGTATGCGACATGCTAAGAGTGGTGACTGGTGGAAGACTAACGTACACAGAGCACTAGCCAATAACTCAGTAGCTTATACAGAGAAGCCTGACAGCATCTCGTTTATGCGTGAGTGGCAGGCACTAGTGGAAAGTGGCAGCGGTGAGCGAGGTATCTTTAATCGTGAGGCAGCAAAGAAGCAGGCAGGTAAAAATGGCAGACGAGACAGTTCGTTTGACTTCGGAACAAATCCATGTTCTGAGATAATTTTACGGGATTCACAGTTCTGTAATTTAACTGAGTGCGTAGTTCGATCAACGGATAGCCTTGAGGATTTGTCACGTAAGGTAAAGCTGGCAACAATACTTGGAACCATACAGAGTACTTACACTAACTTTCCTTATCTCTCTAAAGAGTTCAAGGATAACACAGAAGAAGAACGCTTGTTGGGGGTGAGCCTCACAGGCATTATGGACAACCAGCTAATGACATTAAAGAATAATGGACTAGCTAAAACATTGGATCATCTAAAAAATGTCGCTATCAATACTAATGCTGACTGGGCTGAACTTCTTGGTATCCCTGTTTCTACTGCTATATCTTGCGTCAAGCCAAGTGGCACGGTATCACAACTTGTAAATTCCAGTTCGGGGATTCATGCTCGTCACTCACCTTACTACATTCGTACTGTGCGTGGTGACATCAAAGACCCGCTAACTAACTTCCTTAAGGATAGAGGTATACCTAATGAGCCTTGTGTTAATAAGCCAGACACTACAGTGGTGTTCAGCTTCCCACAGAAGGCACCCGACAACGCAGTAGTGACTGCTGACATGAGTGCTATAGAGCAGCTAGAGATGTGGTTGATGTACCAGAGGAATTGGTGTGAGCATAAGCCATCTGTTACTATAAATGTTAAGAACGATGAGTGGTTCGAAGTAGGTGCCTTTGTTTATAAGCACTTTGATGAAATGTCTGGTGTGTCGTTCTTGCCGTTCAACGAGCATACGTACCAGCAGGCACCGTATCAGGATTGCAGTAAGACTGACTATGAAACTCTTTTGTCTTGTATGCCCGATGCACTTGACTGGAGCGAGTTGTCAGACTATGAAGTAGAAGACAATACGGCAGGAAGTCAGACATTAGCATGTTCTGGTGATAGCTGTGAAATTGTAGATTTAGTATAGAAAGGAGATAACATGACTGGACTTGAAGTTTACGCAATATTTATGACAATGATTGCAATCGCAGAAATGCTTAATTAATCCACTGACCTGAGCATGTCATTAAACTGCTCATAACTTAAAGGAGACACCATGAGCGACAACGTAAATAGCCCTGCTCACTACAGAGAGGGTACTATTGAGTGCATAGACTACATCGAAGACTTTCTGTCACGAGAGGAGTACATAGGTTACCTCCGAGGGAATATAGCTAAGTACCTGCACCGCTGGAGGTACAAGAACGGACTAGAGGATTTAAACAAGGCGCAATGGTACGGTGGTAGATTGATCGCCTTAGTGGGTAAAGACGTATGACGTTCACAGATGGCGTTATGATAGCCCTGTTGCTCGTTAATGTTGTCATGGCATATCAGCTTGGTAAAGCCTGCAACGACATAGAGATACTATACCAAGGGTTAGGGTCACTACTAGAAGACGAAGACTAGAATCAGAAAAGCCTCCCCAGTGAAAACTAGGGAGGCTTCTTTGTGTTTAACTGTGGTTACTTAGTTAGGCCCTTAGACTTCTCGAAACTCCTTAGTGTTCCCAGTCCTAGCAGGCCACCTAACACCGTAAGGAGACTTGTCATGTCGAACACAGGAAGCTCTGGTATAGTAACACCAAAGGCTGCAATACAAAACAACAGCACAGGTTGCACTACGAAGTGGTAAGCAAAGGCTATACCGCACGTCCATCCTACAAATGGTCTCCAAGATGACTGGAAAAGGTTACCCTTAGCTTCCTCGACGTTCACTGCTATCTGTGCAAGAGCTATAGCATGAGCTTGCTTTTCAGCCAGTGTACCAATCTCATGTGCCAACTTAGCTTTCTTGTCAGCATCTGGGATGAACTTATCTAGTATGTCTGAGATAGGCCCAATTAATTTGTCTAGCATATTTACTCCTATTTAGTTCCTGACCAATGTTCTGCCATTGATCTAATGGCTTTAATGTTTTCGTCTATACGTGCCATGCTCACAGCCTGAGTTTGCACTAAGGTTTCTAGTATTTCAATACGAGCTTCATCTTTGACGATACGCTCCTTATTGCTAACTACATTATTCTCTAAGTCCGCAAAGAACCATATTGCAGTTATTGTATAAGCGCCTATTCCAATCACCACAGATAGAGGAATGCTTTTATTTACGCTCCATGTGTCTTTGCTCATTTGTATTTCTTTCTGCTTAATTGAAAGTGAGGCCCATCAGGAAAACTCTTCCAGTCTCCACCCCACTCTAGGTCTACCTTTAATTCTTCAGCAGCAGCCTTCATAGCCTCATCTATAGGGTGGAAGTCTTCCCACTCCCAAGAGATAGGCCAAGGGGCTAAGTCAACTGCATGGCCTGTTATGTGTCGTGAGTTGAGTGTAGTAGACAGCCCAGCATTAAAAAGCTCTTTCTGTCGTACAGGGCTACGCAGACCTTCTAGTACAGTGAAGTCTACAGTGGAAATTGAGATAGCTTTAATTACGACAGCAGTGAGGTCAGGGTGTACCCCTGATAGCCGTTGTGTACTACGTGTTCCTAGTTTGTAAGTCATTAACCATTCCTTATTCTGGTGCGTTAGGCCAAGTGATGTCCGTAGGAAAGCCAGCTTGTTGTGGTACATCCAAGAGAGCAGTTCTGTATGTAGCCCACTCAGCTTGCTTGTCAGACGTTAGCTCCGCCCAGCGTAAGTTGTTAGATACCAAAGGATCGACTACAGTCGTTAGGATGTTGTCACGTTCTTCACGAACAGCTTCTGCTGCACGGGCATCTGCCCCTGCCTCCCATGCTGCTTCAGTCGCGTCTAACTCAAGTTCTTCTTGTGCTGACATTTGGATGCGTATTCCGTTTACATTATTAAAACGTGCCATTATGAGTTCACCCTTCCGTACATTGTGATAGTTCCGTAACCTATGTTTCCAGAGCTCATGAAGAACCTTACCGCGTCAACGGGTGTGTTACCGAAGGTTTCACCACCGCCAGTCTGCGTGGTGACCGATCCCCTAGAATAGAAAATATTCTGGGTTACTCTAGTTCGTGCAGTTGTGATATGTGGGCCTAGCACATTGATAACCCCAGAAACCCCAATGTTGTCAGCTTGACCCGGTGTACCCGGATCGCTGCCAGTGCCAAGGGGAGCGGCTGTCAATTGAAATTCTGTAGTGTTTGCGTTTGAAACCCGGGCGGACGAGTCATTTGTAGACCTATAAATCACACTTTGCTTGTAGGCATTAGTCCCTGAGTCGTAGCTTGACCCACCATCTGTACTTGTTCTCATAAACAACTCTGCCGTATCTGTTGTAGGACCGACATTTAAAAAAACGAACTCATAGCTGTCGTACAGTGAGGCATTAAACCCAGTAAAGTCTGCTGTAGCATCGTTTGAAAGGTCAGAAGAAGATATGAACGTCAGAGCGCCAGCAGATAGGCCAGTAAGGGCAGCACCAGATATAGCTGGTAAGGCTCCTGTTAGGTTAGCAGAAGTCAATGACGTAAGTCCTGATCCATTCCCGTTAGGAGTTAGTACACCAGTGGGGGTTACTTTATCTGAAAGGTTAGCCATTTGTTATTCTCCTTCTGGGGCATTGGGCCATGTAATAGTGTTAGGGAAACCAGCTTGCTGTGGTACGTCACGTAAGTCTTGTCGGTAGGTTGCCCATGCAGATTTATTTACTGGTGCATCTGCCAACTGAGTCCAATCGGAAGCAACAATTAGTTTTTTACGTTCTTCACGAAACTCTTCTGCTGCACGTGCATCGGCACCTGCTATCCACTCTGCTTCTCGCTCGTCGAACTCAAACTCTTCTTCGGGTGAAAGTGGGATGCGTGTTCCGTTTACATTCTTGAAGCTTGCCATTATGAGTTGGACCTTCCGTACATTGTGATTGTTCCGTAACCTATGTTTCCAAAGTTCATAAAGAACCTTACTGCGTTAACGGGTGTGTTAATCGTTATTGAACCACCGCCAGTGCATGTGGTGGTTGTTCCCAAGGTGGCGTTGCTATGACAGAAAATATTCTGGGTTACTCTAGTTCGTGCAGTTGTGATATGTGGACCTAGTACATTGATAACCCCAGAAACCCCAATGTTGTCAGTTTCACCAGTGCTATTGGCGCCAAGGGTGGTGGGTGATATTATAAATTCTGTAGTGCCTCCGTTTGAATGGGTGACGGCGGTACTTGTAACTCTAAAGACCAAACCTTGCCTGTAAATAGCCGATGAGTCGTAGCTTGTCCCACCATTTGTACTTGTTCTCATAAGCAGTTTAGCGTTATCTTGTTTAGGACCGACATTTAAAAGAACGAACTCATAGCTGTCGTACAGGGAGGCGTTAAACCCAGTAAAGTCTACTGTAGCATCGTCTGAAATGTCAGAAGAAGATATGAACGTCAGAGCGCCGGCAGATAGGCCAGTAAGGGCAGAGCCATCTATAGCTGGTAAAGCTCCCGTCAACTGACTTGAGCCAATAGTCTTGTTCGTCAGGGTCTGTGTTCCATCTTCAGTGACGACAACACCCGCTGGCGCACCCATCTGAGAGTAGATTTGCCAGTTGTTAGATGCGTAGATAAAAGTAACGCTCACGTTACCTACGTTCATTATGAGGTCAGATGAGTCACCCTCAATAGTGCTACCGTTACGTCCGATAGTTAGGTTGTTGACTGCCCAGTTTGCACCGTCAGCTACAACAACAACGTCTCCTGAAGTTGGAGTAGCAGGTAGTGTTAGTGTCCAAGACCCTGCTGATGTATCTGCGATGATACCTTCCCCAGCGGCTGCTGTGTAGTTAGCGGTTTTCTCTACGTACACGATGCCACCACCACCAGCAGCGAACTCCTCGAATAAAGTGTTAGCAGCGTTACGGATCATTAACTTACTGTTAGCTGTGTCGTACCACCACTGGTGAGCAAAGGTTGTTGTAGGAGCTGTAGAACCAGAGTTGTTTGATGCTAGAGCTTGGTAGGCTGAGTTCATGTCAGCCCTCATTGACGGGAAGCCTTGGTTGGCTAGGGTGAAGTCATTCTGCGACATTAGGGTGTTTCCTTTCCGAAGCCTCTGGCTACGTAGTCTAATTCAGTTTGAGTTGTTAGTTGGTTACCAACTGAGTCTTTAGCTGTTATGGTAAATCCAGAGTTTGTCTTGTTAGTAATTTGAATGAAGTCTCCGCTTGATAGTCCAGTAACAGTTGAACTAACTGCGGGAACACTTGTTGTGTAGAAAGCATAAGGGAAGGTCACGGTAGTTGACCCAGTAAATTGTATGTCTTCTCCAGACTGAATTATATCTGGCATATCAATCTTGACTTCTAGCTTCGTAAGTTTTGGTGCTACGTCAAGGTTATTAGTAGTTAGGATTGCTCTAAACTTATAACCTCTCGCCAAGAAAGAACCAGCAGACAAGTTGTTAAAGGCAGTGAACGTAGCTGTTGCGGATGTAGGGTCATCTAAGGTCGTAGCAACTTGAATGGATGCTGTAGAGCCATCATACGCAGCAGGGTCTCCATCGAATAATCCCTCCCTGTCGTCAAAGTTTTCTGTTGGGTCGTCAAACTCCAGAGCGTAGTTCAACTGAATTATGTCAATAAAGGATTCAACGTAAGAGGTGTAAGTAGCTCCGAGATCAAAGACTGAGTTAAAGTCATACGTACCACTAGCTTGACCTAAGACCAGAGACAAAGAATTACCATCAACTACAGTAGTATTAGTTTTAGTGCCAAGGAAATTAGGGTTCTCTGTTATAGTCTGTACTAAATTAAGACCTATTGTATCAGAAGCCGTGATAGCAACTGTAGTTCCTGTTGCATTAACAGATTTGTTACCTAACTTGTCTACAGCCTTAATCAAGTAGGTTCCAGTCTGAGCCGCGACAGTAATGCTCGTAGCTGGTCTCGCAACCTTATCGACAAGCAATACGCTGTTAGACCACACAGCAGGTACATCCCTCGTAAATCGTATCTCGTATTGGCTGAGGTCGAGGTCGGGTACTGGTGACCAAGACAGTACAACTGTGGTTTGGTTTACGTTAGCGTTAATTCCTACCACATCCGCAGGGGGTGCAGCGAAAGGTCTAGCTCCGTAGTTTAGTTCTTCAGTGTAAGCGCCTCTCACACCAAATGTATTGATTGCTCTAGCTCTTATGTCAAAGGTAGCGTCAGAGGTGTAGATTAACTCATAGTTAAGACCTGATCCACTACCAAGTGCAATGTAGTCAGTTGCAGAACTCAACTTATACTCTACTTCGTACTTGTCGATAAAGACAGAAGTAGCTGAGAGTTGTACATCAAGCACAGCAACAACCGTTTGGTTAGTGCTTCTGAGGCTAGTAGCGAGGGTCATTCCCACTAGCGGTACATCAAAGGCTGAGGGCAGAGTTGTGTTGTCCCTCTCGTAGAACACGCCGTCATACACTTGGTCGTACACAGCCTCAGCAGTCTCCCTGAGTACCATGTCTACCTGTAGGTCCAGTCCATCCGTAAGTCCAAAGGACCAGCTCTGTACCTCGAACTCCTTGAGTGTCCATCCAAACCTAGTGTTAGTTATCCTTATGTTGTCACCAATCTCTAAGGCAAGAGTACGTAGGCCAAAGCTAGCGTTCACTGTTAGCTGTTGTCTATTAGCCTCCAGCGCAATTAAACCTAGACGACTAGCTTCGAGGGAAAATGCTGTGTAAGTTAATGGTACGTCAGCAACTGACTCTTGTCCGTTATCAGCAGTCAAGAACGCAGCGTTAGTTACAGAAGGATAGTCTGTTACTTGCCAGTCTGACTCGTTACCACGAAAGGTTCCAGTTAGTGTATTAAAGTTATCTCTACGAGAGTGCCGTGTTGATACACCAATGCCAGACCTTAAGTCATCGTCTGTTAAGTCCATCACTGGGTTAGTCCAGTACGCAGGCTTCATCCTCCACTTACCTTGCCCGTACCAAATCTTACCGCCCATAGCACTCACGAGATTGCTGAGATTGTCGTAAGGTGTGATTGCTGTAGTGAACGACCCATTACAAGTATACCTTGTGCTGGTCGAGGGGGAGGCACTAGCAGCGTTAGTTACGGTCTGGTCACAGATGTTAGCAGCAGCAATAATCGCTGCATCATCAATCTTAGCGTCAGCTTCAGACAACCCGTAGTCACTCTTTAAGTAATCTCTGAGGCACAAGGCAGGGTTAGCAGACCATACAGTTGAATTTGTACGAGGGTCGAAGAGCTTCTTACCCTTAACGATAGCAGTTATTGCAGGGATGCCATTCGGGTAAGCGTCTTGATCGTACTCAAACCTAGCGTAGATGTAAGCGATACCAGATAATGTACAAGCATTGCTCCAGTGGCTAGATTCAGACACAAGTGTTGCATTAGCAAGTTGAGTGTCTGTCCCCAGGCCTGTGAGTATACGCATCTTGCCAGCAACGGCTGTGTTAGTCACGTTACCACTACCGTCTATCGTTAGGGCTTCGTCATTAGCGTAGAACGTAACAAAGCTATCTACTTCATGTCCAGCGACAGCAATGATACGGTGGAAAAACTTGTTATCAGCGCCTGTAGCTTCTTCGTAGATTATAGGTCCACCAACCTTTACCTCACCATAAATAACTTGGTGGTCTTGCGCTGACCCCCTAGAGTTTACTGTGTACCCTCTGGAACCTGCTTGACTTTGTGCAGACGACTTAGGAGCTAAAGCCTTCATAATAATTGAAGTCACTGCTGTTATGGCAAGGTATCCTACAATGTATGTTGCAATGATAACAGACGTAGCTGTCGCCGCCGCTGTACCTAATATAGCCGCCCCTACGGTAAACGCCATTATGAATCTCCTTGTAAGTAACTAGAGTAAACACGCTCTATTAGGTTAAACCCTAGCCTATCAAGAACCTTATCAAAGGGTTGATGGACCTTAGTGTTTATTGTTAGTATTGAAACACCATCATCTGTGAGGCACTTCTTGGCAAACTTGATTAGCTTTATGCCAGCGAAGCCTTTGCGATAATCTTTGTGTAGGTAGATAATATCATTACAAGCAAAAGTATGGTCCTTGTAGTGCATGTTAGTGCCAACAACTACGACAAAGTAACCTGCTAGGGTCAGTCCGTCTCTTGCTGTGAATATCTTGAGCTTACCCTGATCCTCTAAGTCCCTATATACATCCCAGTCTGGGTTCAACTTAACCTTATTCTTGTTTAAGGCTATCTCTTTATAGTGCAAATCTATAAGAACTAGTATGTCGTTTTCAACTTGACTTAAGAACTCTTGTTGATAATTCATGCGTCAGCTTTTCCC